TTGTTTTATAATTGTTTTATAATTGTTTTATAATTGTTTTATAATTGTTTTATAATTGTTTTATAATTGTTTTATAATTGTTTTATAATTGTTTTATAATTGTTTTATAATTGTTTTATAATTGTTTTATAATTGTTTAATAATTGTTTTATAATTGTTTTATAATTGTAATATAAATTTATATCTGTAATATAAATAATATTTATATATAATATATTATATTATATAAAATATGTCATGTAATATTTATTATGAAAATATTATTTTTACAGTATGTCTTATAAATAGAAATGAAAAAAGATATTATGTTTTTATAGGCACTGTAACAAATGAAATGAACACTATATTAAATAAATTAGAAAATAGAAAAAATATATCAAGTAATGAAGTTGTTTTATTAAAGAAAACCTTTCCAAATAATTATATTGATTGGGTAAATATTGTTAAAAATAAAAATAAATTAAAATTTATTAATAATAAAATACATATAGATGATACAATAAATGACATTCGAAAAAAAATATTTGTATATTTAAGCGACCCTGATAAAAAATATTATATTCTTCCAGAAAATCAAGAAATATGGTTAGAAAGAGATGATAAAGGAAAATTTAAAGATGATTCTAAAAATAAAAGTGAAGACATTAATAATTATGAAATTATTGGTTATTTATATAAAAAAAAAGAAAATAATGATGATAATAAAATAGTATTTTTACCACATATATATGAAAAATATTTATTTAAAGCAGAATCAAATAATGATGATTTTTTATCATTTGATGATAAATTATTTATTAAAAATACAAGTGAAAATAATATGTTAATTTATGATTTATTTGAAAACAGTAATTTTAATAAAAAAATAATATATGTCAGTGATGCAAGAGATGAAGAAGAATATTTAATAAATAGAAAATTAAAAATAACAAATGATGTTATTAATAAATATTTAAAAAAATATTGGCCTTATGTAAATTTAACATATGACTTAAATACAATAAAAACAAACCATACATTATTATTAAATTATTTAGAGAATGAAAATTATATTTTTAATTTAATTAATAATACAGAAGTTGATAAAGAAATATTTGGTTCATGTAATATTTTAACTGTTAAATTTAATATTAATAATACAGATGATGACTATAATAATTACAATAATTTAATAGATGATAATAAATATGTTGATTTATTTCCTATTTTTGATTATATTAGAACAGAATGTATAGATGAAAATATACCTTTTATGAAATATTCTGAGGACATTATTGAATCACCATTTTCAATTATATCTAAAAAAGCTCTTGATAAAGGTGATATTAAAAAATCAGAAATAAAGTCATGGCTTGGATTAAACGATGATTACCGTGAATTAAATGGTATTATTTTAAAAAATTATATTAAAGATTTTGGTGATGGCCCTAAATATAGTCATATTTCTATAAATCGTCAAGGTAAATTAACACTAAATGTTAGTTTTAAAACAGATAATAATGCAACTTTTAAAGATGTTGAAAAAACTGTATTGAATTGTAAAAAAATTATAGAAAATATAAATAAACATCGTGTTGTTAAAAAAATAGGCGAACAAGAAAAATTAGAAGTACCTTTTATGGAATTTAAAGATAATAAAGTAATTTTTAAAAAAAATACTAAACTCATATTTTTAAATATTATTATTCCGTATAATTTAAAAGGTGATATATTAATAGATTTTCAAAAATTAGAACAGTTTTCTAAAAAATTTCCATTTTTTATTGCGAATGACAAAGAGGATAAGAAAAATAAAATGAATGTATCAAAAGAACAACCAATGTATAAAGGGAAAACAAGTATAAAATTAAAATATAAAAGAATAAGTGGATATGCTAATATGAATGAAATAATGTTAGATATAGACCGTTTAAAACAAAAATATGATAAAGATATTGGAATAATTATTAAATTACTTGAAAAAAAGTATCAAAAAAGTGTTGATGAAATAAAATCATATTTACTTGAATGGGAAAGAAAATATTCTATTAGTAAGTCATCTAAAATAAAATCAGAGTATAGAACTGGTATTTTAGTTACAATTAGTGAAAATAATATTGTTATAAATGGTATTACAAAAATATATCAAATACCACTTGTTTATAAATTTTTCGTTTCATTTATTAATTTATTTTTAAAATACGATACTTATATAAAAAATAAAAATTTTAAAAAAATTTTTATGGATAAAAACTATACTAAAAATGAATTATACAATCAAGATTATGAAATAGATAATACTAAAACACTGGATTTAGATATAGACTATGATGCAGAAGTAGATTTAGATGATGATTTTTTACTAAATGACCAATATTCTAATTATGATATTGAAAATGATTATAATGAAACAATAACTAAATATATTACTAACAATTCTGTAACCGATAGAATTGATATAAAGGGATTGGCACGTGATGATGAAATTGGCACAGATGTTAAATTAAAGTGTGATGATGCCATACCTGAATTAGACACATGTAAAGATTTTTGTAATGATAGTAGTTATTTTTTAAGAAGATTACAACGATATGATAATATGTTGTCTAAATCAATTAATGATAAAAATTCTAAAAAGAAGTTCACTTATGCGAGAGCATGTCAATCTGAAAGACAACCTGTTATATTAGGTTATAATCCAGATAATGATGATAGAATTAAAAAATCATCTTATAAAGGAGCTATTAAATATAGTTCTAACCCAAATATACCGAGATGGTATATTTGTCCTAAAATTTGGTGTCCATATTGTGAAATACCTATAGATGAAGGTGATATTAATCCAAAGACGATAAAAGTTCGAGTTACTAAAAATAGTGGTGGATCATGTAAAACAGCGATTTGTCCATTTGGCGATCATCAAGTATTTATGAGAGAATATCAAAATGAAATATTTGAATATCCGGGCTTTCAAAAGAAAAAACATCCAAATGGATTTTGTATTCCATGTTGTTTTAAAATGACACAGCAGGTTCAAAAATCGTCATATTATAAAACTTTTAAAAAATGTATTGGTGATGAAGTTGAAGAAATAAATTTAAAAGATAGTATTATTTATATATTAGGCAAAGGTATACCAATTGAAACAAATCGATATGGAAAACTTCCGGGAGATATAGGTCGTATTTTAAATACAAATTTAGAAACAGGTTATTTGGGATATAAATCGGGGTATTTAAGAAGGGGAATTAAACAATATCAAAATAATTCGTTTTTATCGACAATTTGTGATATACTCAGTTGTGATACTAATAATAAAATAAATTTAGATAAAATTAAAAATATTTTAATTGAAAAATTAAATATTGACCTTTTTCGCAGTCTTCATTCTGGCAATTTATCAAATATTTTTCATAATCCACGTGATAAATATACTCCATTTGAAAATTATAAAAATTATTTATTAAATCCGAATATTATAATTGACCATTTATATTTATGGGATTTTTTACAAAGAGATGGTATATTGTTTGATAATGGTGTCAATATATTTATATTTGAAGATAATAATTTACTTTGTCCAAAAGGTGAAAATATAAAATACTTTTATAGTAAAAATAAGAAAAATATAATTTTAATAAAATACAAAGAATATTATGAACCAGTATACTATTTAGTGGGTGATGGAAAAGGTGCTAAAATAAATTGTTTGTTTGATTATAATTCAGAGGAGATTATGAAGTTATTCGATATTAGTATGAATGGTTGTGTAAATAAATCAGATATACAATGGAAAAGTGTTTTACAAGATAATATTAAAAAATATGATATTAAAATAGATAATATTGTTATTGATGATGGATACGATTTACAAACAGCTTTGAATGAAATTCTTATTTCAGTTAAAAATAAAAAATTAAAATCGGATTTTGTTCCAGTTATTCAATATGTTGATTCTTATAATAAAGTATTTGGAATTAAATTACAAAATGGTCTATATTTACCAGTCTCTCCTTCTAAATTAATTGAAAAACTTAAATATAAAATAATTAGTGATATCAATGATATTTATATTGGAAATTTCAAAGATACTATTAACTATACCGAACAAATAAGTAAAAATTGTAAATTAAATTGTAGTATTACACATAAAATTTTGGACAATAAAAATAAAAAAAATATTATTGCATTAGTAAATTCAAATAATCGTTTTATACCTATAAAAAGTATTCCTAATACTGATAAAAAATTGAAAATATCGGTATTTAACTATTTTAGTGATGCAGATGAATCACTTGAAAATAAAATAATCAAACCAGATAAAAGATTTGAAACCATTAATAAAAAGAATTTTGAAGATGAAACTTTTATAAGAATGAAGTTTGATTTATCAAAATATTTAAATATGAAAGAAAATAAAGGTACATTAAAAGAAATTATTGATATAATTAACTCAGACGGGAAAAATATTAAAAATAAGGATATTTTATTAAATAAAATATTATCAAATATTTTTTCTAAATTAGCATCAACGCAACATATAAATATTGACTATAATGATTATATTAAGCCAAATAAAAGAGTACCATGTTTTTTAAGATATGTCGATAAAAAAAAGTCTAATTCTGTTTCAAAAATTATTAAAGAAAATGATGATGATATAAGACTTTCATGTGATGATGATCCACATTGCGTGATATCAGGTAATTCATGTAAATTATATGTTAATCCTAATAATTTATTAAAAAGTATTGAAAAGGACGAACATAAAAAAAAATATGACAATTATAGTTTTTATATTGCAAAAATTGTTGATGAATTATTGAGATTTCAATTTAAACGGAATGAAATATTAAATGATGATATTCCAGTTATTATTAATAAAGATTTAATACAAGAAAATCCTAATAAATATGTTATTATACATACAATGAATTATATGGATATTGATAATACTATTGAAAAATTATTTTTAGATAAAAAAGGTGTTTTTTTAGATGATAGAAAATTATATGAAGAAAGTACTACAAAAAAATATTCTTTTAAAACGGAAAAATATTTAAAAATTAATAGTGCAGAATTAGTAAATAATATTAATATAGAAGACTTATCAATTTTTTGGAGTAAATTATTAGGAAATAAATATAATGTTATTATTAATGACAACAATAATAAATTATTTGATGTACTTATAATGGTATTAAACAAACCTGAATTGAAGAAAATACATAACAAAGAAATAAATTTAAATAGTATTAAAAACATGATAGTACAATTTTTAAGAATAATTATTTCAAAAGATAATAGTTTGGATAAAATGAATAAAAATTCAATCATAAAATTATATAAAGATGATGGTTCAAATATATTTAGATATATTACTAATTTTGATGACTTGATTGATGAAATTATAAGTGATTCATATAAAGGTTCTGACCCAGACCTTTTTTCCTTATCCAAAATATTTGATTTGAATGTAATTATTTTAGATAAAAGAATTAAAAAAGAATCAGTTGGATATAAGTTGTATAAATCTCTAAATTATAATAATAATAATTTTATAATTCTATATCGTTCTATTAATAATGAAGTTAGTATATTTAATGTTGTTCAGCTTAAAGGTAAAATTATTTTTAAATTAAATGAATTACCAAATAAACTTGTTGAATATATAAATAATGATAATAAAATTAATAATAAATCTAACAATAATAAATAATATGGTAAATATAATACAATAAATATAATACAATAAATATAATACAATAAATATAATACAATAAATATAATACAATAAATATAATACAATAAATATAATACAATAAATATAATACAATGGAAATAATATAGTTATATTTTTTATTATTTTCATAATATATTAAGATTTTAATTGTGTAACGGAACAAAGGCGTAACGGTGTAAAGGTGAAATTATTTATTCATTTCCATAAAATATAGGTTTAATTATAGAAATAAAATTATTAAAATTATCTTTTAAAATAGCATTTAAACTTTTATCTGCTTCAACCTCTTCAATTATTTTTTTAACATCACTCTTTTTTTTAGTAAATATTATATAATTTAAATTAAAATCATATGATTGTAATACATTATTAATCTTGTTTGGAGTAGATACCTCATACTCTTCAAATTTATGTTTCTTTATAGGATATATATCATAAAATTCATGTTCTATTAATTTATTATCAATAGTATAATATCTTAAAATATCACTATTTATATCTTTTGTCAATGGATATATATATATAACTGTCTTTAAATTATTAAAAAAAATAGTTGATATAATAATATTTTTATCATTATATTCTATATTAAATCCATCATTTTTAATTTCATTTTCTAATTTTTTTAATTTAAAGAAATTTAAATCAGATGTTATTATTTCCAACTTTGAATTAAAAATATTAACACCATTAAATACATATAATCCTAATAAAGTATTATTTACTAAACAATATTCTATATTATTATAATCTAATAAATCATTTATATATTTAATCATATATTTATTTGAAACTAATATTACATCATCAACAGGCTTTTTGTCAATTTTAATTTTATGATTTAAAATTATTTCATGTTCGATTCCATTTAAAACATAATTATACTTATCAGTAAGCATTTTTATAAAAATATAATATATAAAAACATATTTTATGTTATTTGGTTACGAAAGTACAAATTATTAAAAATAATATATTATTAATTAAATATAATGAACTCTGGACTTTATATGGATGTTAGTAATAACTATAATCAACAACCTATTACTCAACAATCGAATCAAAGTAATTCATATATAAATCAATTTACTGAATCAAATATAATAGCGCCTCAACCATCCTTTACAAAACAAACAAGGTGTAACAATAATTTTAATACAAGTTGTTATAGAGATGACTTTTTTAGACCACGATTAAGTAATATAGGAGTTCCTATAAATTCAAAACATGACCATTATATGTTAGATATGAATGCACAATCATTTTATGACATAGAACGTTCATCAATTTCAACAAGAAATAATAGTAATTTAATTGAAAAAAATAATCCTGTTCAAAATTCTTTTCAAAATAATTATCATACAATGCAATTTGACAATAAAACAAATGATAATAATCAAGAAGTGAATAAATTTTTAACGAGAAATCCTGTGAATACAAAGAGAGATGATATTGAAAAAACAAGAAATTTAGAACGTCAAAACTTCTTAAAGATTCAAGGTGGTCCATTAACGAACTTCAATGATTTTAAAGTTGAAAATACTCGCAAAGGACGCAATGAAATAAATAGTAGTAGTTATGTTCCTATGCCTAAAACTATGGCAATACCAACAAATAATATTTAATATTATAATTCTATTATCATTTTTATTATATTTATATATTTAAAATATTTTATAATAATATATGGATTGCGTTAAAAATACAAAAAAAATATCTAATATTATACACTTTAGAGATATTGATAAGTATGTTTTAAATATTGATTCATTTAATAAATATAATTTTAATAATATTAAAAAAGTTGACCAATTATTTAGGATACAACCTCCATATGAACTTGTTAATGATATATTATTATTATTAACTAATAAAGATTTAAATATGGTTAAAACTTATAAATTTTCACGAAAAATAATTATAAATAAAAACATTTTAGAAAATATTAAAATTTACATTCCTGAGTTGAAAAAATATTATTTAAAATGCAAACATTATAAATATTTAGAAAATCTTGATGATAAAAAAATTATTACTCTTTTTAGACAAATAGTTCGTCCATATGAATTTTCTATAAAAGCCATTGAAAAATATAGCGACGGTCATAAATATTTATTATATATTCTCGAAAAGAATATTCCGTTTAATAATACTTCTCTTAAAAAAATAAATTCAACACTAAGTTTTGATTGATTATTTTATTGAAAAAATATTATTTTTAAATAAATTATTAAATAAATTGTTATAATATATATATATATTAATGACATCTGCATATTTCAAACAATTCCTTAATGACAATTATGCTACAAGTATCATGGCACAATACGAAATGTTATTAAATGGTTTATTAGAAGAATTCTTATACAAAGAGGATATTTATAATAAAACACCGTATGATATTCTTGTTGACTTTTTAATTGAACCATTACAAGATAAATATAATATATGTATTGATATTTTGAATAAATATATTGATAAATTAAATAAATTAAATAATAAGGATACGTATAGAATTGTATTTACAATACCAGATGGAACAGTATGGTATGATTCATCAAAAGGAACAAAAAATACATGGGATAATTTTCAATCTAAAAGTATTAATGAAAATCATAATACAAGAGCACCTTTTATGAATGTTCTTATACAAAATAATAGAAGGTCGTTTGAAACAAAATATTCATCTTCAACCAGAAAAAATGAATATAGGTTGGCTTATAGATTTGGAGTAAATAAGTCATATCCATTAGGAGTTATTGGATTTTCTTTTTCAAGAAAAGAGATTTAATAATATTATTTAATTTAATTATTTTTGTGATGGTGTATATAAATATAAATATAAATATAAATATAAATAAAAATATAAATATAATTATAAATATAAATATGAATATAAAATTATATTTTGATGGAATACCACCAAGTTATATATGTGATTATTTATTATACGAAAATACATCATTCGAAGAATGCGATTATGTATTAAGTTGTAAATTTAATTGGGGAAATACTGATTTTACAACAATACAAAATAATTTAAATTCATATATTTCAATAAACAAATATGTAATTATATTTATGATATCTGATACTACAGATAAATTTGATATACCAAGTAATGTTTTTTTATTTAGAACAAGTTTATATAAAACACAAATATCAATTAATGAATATATACTTCCATATGTATGGGAAGGGATTTATAAAAAATATTTTGCTTTGAATAAAACAGAAAAACCAATAATTGGATTTTGCGGTCAAGTTGATAAATATAGGCATGATATAATAGAAAAATTTAGAAAATCTAATAATATAGAATGTAATTTTATTATAAGAAATAATTTTTGGGGCGGGTCTCCTCATAATGATAATTTAAAAAATGATTTTATTAATAATATATTGAGTTCCCATTTTACTATATGTAATAGAGGAAATGGAAATTTTTCAATGAGATTTTATCAAGTTTTATCTTGCGGTAGAATACCTGCTTTAGTTGATACTGATATGGAATTTCCATTTGAAAATGAAATAAATTGGAGAGATATAATTATTATAGGTAGAGATGAAAATGATGTTTTAGATAAAATATTTGATATGTATAATAATAAAGACATTGTATCTATTCAAAATAAATGTAGAAAAATTTATAATAAATATTTTTTAAATAAAAATTATTTTCAAAAAATATTTAATTATATTGTAAATATTGCAAATATTACAAATAAAGATAAAGATTTATTTTATAATAATAATGAAAAAGATAATGATGTATTAGATACATTAGATACATTAGATACATTAGATACATTCGATACATCAGATACATTCGATACAAATATATATAAAAAGTACAATGATTTAAAGAATCTAAATAATATTGAATTAGTTAATCATTATCTTAATTTTGGAAATCATGAAAACAGAATATACAAACTTCCTAATGACTTTGATATAGATCGATATTCTAAATATGACGATTTATTACATTTTTCTAAAGAAGAACTAATAACACATTATATAAATCATGGAATATACGAAAATAGATAAAATCATTTTTTTAATTTTAATTATTTTAACTAAAATAATTTTAATTAAAATAATTAATTAAATAAATTATGTATGAAAAATATAGTATTTAATAATAGATAATGTTGAATAATAGATTTAATAAAAAGCGATATCATTTTTTTATAGGAAGTGTTTTTACAAATCCATCAGAATATAAAATAATGAACAAAATTCTTCATAATTTAAGATTACCCCGCGATTCTCGTAAAAAACTTAGACAAGTCCATTGGAATAATAGGTTTTTTACGAATTTGATTTATTTAGGTTATTTACAAGAAAACGATGCAAAAAAATATATGGATAATGTTTTTAGTGTTTTATTAAAAGCGATTATTTCTAAATTTGGTGTATTGGAATGTAAATATACAGATTTTAAAATAAAATCAGATGGGTCATATAATAAAGTATCAATTAAATTTAATGATTCTAAAAATTTACTTGAAAAAATAATAGTTCCATACTTACATAAAAATGGTATTTTACCAATTTATCCAAGCAAAAAAAATATATTAAAACCGACGATTGATGTATTTCATTATAAAGATAATGTTCAAATTGATGAAGAAATGATTAATGAAATAAAATCATCTTTGGAAAATGAATCTTTTGTATTAGATCATATATCATTAATAAAAGGTGAACCTGTTGATATTCGTTCTGGAACAGCGTCAATTCATGATAGAATGAATATAGAAGAAGTTGATGGATATAGATTTAACTTAATGACTGGTAATAAAGTAAATAATGAAAAAAAATCATCAAATAATTCAAAGTCTAATACGTCATCTTATTTTAGTTTTACTTAAAATTATTTTATGAATTTATTAATTTATTTTATTTCTATTATAACACAAATGTCACCTTGATATTAAAAAATTATTAATTAAAATTATTAATTCAATAGTAGTAATTTTAATAATAAGTCCATTATAAAATATGTTATAAACAGGTTTATTTTTATAATTATCATATTTTTTTATAATATTTAAAAATCCATTTATAGTGTTTAACCTTTTCTTATTATCTCCTTCACATATATTTCTAATTTTATTATTTCCAAATAATAGTTCTATTCCATTAATACATATTGAATATGACGGAATATAATCTAATACAATTGGTGATAATGGCCATATATAATACTTTTTGTCAGTATAATATATATTATCACCTTTGTTCTTACTCTTTTTTTTAATAATACTAAAGTCTAACATTACAATATCATTTAAATTATTTGATTTTAAAGGAAACATAAAATTATTTAATTTTAAATCTAAATTTGTCAAGTCATATATTTTTTCTAAGTAATTTGACGCTTTTAAAAGTCGATTCATTATAGTTAATGTAAAAATAAATCCATTCTTTTCATTAATAAGAGGTTTATTATATATTCCAAATATTTCATAAAATGGTATACATTTAGGTAATATTATAAAATAATTATTTTTATGAATTGTCATTGAGGGTGTTTTTAATGATGATTTTAAAATACCGATTGCATAAGCTGATATTATATAATTATTTTCATAGTTTTTACTATTTATATACTTATAATAAAATAATATTTCACGGTTTTCGGTTTCTAATGGAATTAAATTACTTGATTCTTTTAAAATAAGATTATCTATTGTTGGTCTTTTAAAAATTTTTATTACATGTTCTTCAATTGACTTTGTTTCTATATTATATACTATTCCATATGCACCTTCTCCAATTTTATCTTTTAATATTAATTTCATAATTTTCCTTTCAGTGTAGTTATTATGTGTAGATTTAAAAATATACGTTGAAACAGCAATCTTTTGATTACTCATTAATAATATATCATATAAATATTTATGAGAATTCTTTTAATTTAATTTTTATTTATCCTAATAAAAATATATTATGTATTATTAATATTGTATAATATAGTGTATTATAATGTGTTAATTCATAAATTAACATATAAGCTCTATATACATATATTTATTAGTGACTATATTTAAGAAGACTGCATCCAATAATGTTATATTTTGGATCATATTTTAAATAATATTTTGGTATAATTTTCTCAATAGTTGAAATACAACTATCTCTATTTGTCTTATCACTCCATGTAGTAGGAGTAGAAAAACCCGTATGTCTTTTATATAACGGTTTTACCACAAATATTATATCTGTAGTAAAAAGAATACATGTAAGAAAGTTTAAAAATCTAAGTTTTTTTATAAATTATAATTTATAATTTTTTATTTATAAATATTATATTTAAGTGGTAGAATAATTAAAATTATAAATTTTAATTATTTTTAAAAAATATATTTTATATTTAATGAATAAATTTCTTTTAGAATTAATTAAATTTTATGTTAATAAAATACCAAATAAAAGCACT